CTGAAAATGTTAAGGCTTTACAGAACGGAGCAGATGAAAACAAGGCTTTTAATCGGTGATAAATGGCAGGGTGACGAATGGATATTCATTCAGGCTGACGGAAAGCCTATGTACCCCACAACGCCTACATTGCAGTTTTCAAGATTTCTAAAGCGTGCAGGACTTCCGCACCGTAAATTTCACGCCCTGCGGCATACCTCGGCAACGCTCTTGCTTGCAAACGGAACGAATATCAAAAATGTTGCGTCAAGGCTCGGACACGCACAGCTTAAAACAACTAACCGCTATGTACACGCCGTTGAAGAGGCAGACAGACAGGCGGCGAATACGCTTGAAACAATTCTAAACACCAACCGCAAAGCAAACGCAGGGTAAAAAGCATTGCTTTAAATGCCTTGTAAGCGGTTTTCGATTAAAATGTAATCGTATTATCAAAACATAACAAAAGCCCCGTACAGGTCAAATATAGGCTTGCACGGGGCGTTTCTGCGTTTATTATTATGCTGTTTAGTCAATAAACATCAAATAGGGCGTGTTAAACTGCATTTAGGGCGTGTTAAAATTCAATTCGGCAGCGGCATAGCAGAAATACAGGAATCCACAGGCAAAAGAAAAGCAAGCCCATATTTCAGAGCTTGCCTTATTTAGTGCATATGTTTTTGGTGGGGCGACACTCCCACATCTCCTAACCTCTTGCGAGGGGCAACGGCTGCCCGTTCCGTCCTCAAAAGCATATGTTATACTGTGGAATTACTCGCCGTCACGCTGCATTGTTTCGCTTATGGCACGCTTTACAAAACCGTTTACGCTCTCGCCTTGCTTGTCAGCGTGTGCCTTGATTACTTCTTTTTGTCCTTTGTGTACACGCACCTTTATTTCTTCATATGTTTTAGCATTGTACTTTTCGTTAGCTCTACGCCTTGCCTCTGTATATTTATTTACTGCCATTATTTCACCGCCTGACCGTTAAAAATCTATTGACTTCAAATTGTTGTTGTTGTATAATATAGGTGAAAAGGAACGGCACAGGCTGTTCCGCATTTAACCGTTTTATTTAAAAACCGTCTTGTGGTGCGAACACAGGGCGGTTATTTTTTTGCGTTATTTATGTAAGCCGTAGCAAATATAAGTATCAATACTATCATTGTCAAGTATTCCACGCAATCACCCCCTTTTAGAGGTGTCAGAACAACCGCCGCCGTTCCTTTACAAGTATTATTATAGCATACTGCATATACTGTGTCCAGTGTAATTTATTCACAAAATACACTGGGCATATTTGTTTATTATGCCTATTGAAATTCCCGGGTTTGTCCACAGTTTTATTATTCTGATAATGCGAAAGGTGGGAAAGTGGGAAAATGAGGGCTATTTTTTACCGCTGTATATATAAAATAAAAAATATTTCCCATATGTAAGGGTAGGAAAATCAACCCTTAAAATCCCACTTTCCCACCTTTTACAGGGTTTCGGGTAAAATATCAACGGTATTTTGGAATAAATCGGGGTTTATTCTTGCCCTGATAGCTTGTGAACCGTGTGAATTAAGAATGGGAACTTTGTGTGCTATTAGTTCTTCTTTGAAAAGTTTTTTACCTAATGCTTTAATACCCGATACCCTGCACCATTCGTTATATTCCCTTTGCACTTCAAGTAGTTTTACTTTTGGTGCGGAACGGTCATCAGGGTTATAAAGTATAAGCCCTTCGTTAATAAATTGCTGAATGTAATCGTTTTCGGATCTGTAATTGTTTAAAGCCTCTTTTGCTTTTTGCGTTGTAAGCAATCCATATTTGCGGTATTGCTTGTAACCGTCAAGCAACCAATTCAATACCGCTGCTCTGCCGTTGCCTTTTCGTAAAGTATCTTTAAGGCTTGAGTCCCTTTCCTCTTCTGAAAAGTGTCTGTTAAAAAGTAATATTTTTATTCTGTCGCTTTCATAAAGTGATGAATCGGCAATAGTAGGCAAGCTATTTGTAGAAATAAATATTATTCCTTTGCATTTAAAGGTTATAGGCTCACAATTCAAGTGTCTTGCAACCATAGTATCATTACCCGTCATTTCTTTTACAAGTCCTTCGTTGAAACAAACGCCCTTTTGTGGCTCGTTTGCAAGAATAAATCTTGAACCCCTAAGTACAGCAAGGTCGGGGGTTGGCTTGCTGCCGTCAATGTTGTTTGTTCTTGCTAAGGTGTTGAAACTTATTTTCTGCCCGTAACTGCCTAAAGTGTCAAGAACAAGCTCGAACAGCGTACCTTTTCCATTGCGTGTGGTTTTACCGTAAGCAAGAAATAAACATTCTTCGTGTGCCGTTCCCATAAGGGAATAACCTAACGCCCTTTGTAATGCCTGTATTGTTTCGCTGTCATTCTCGCAGATTTCATTTATAAAACTGTTAAAGCGTTCATCTGTTGCGCCCTGTATATAGTCGGTGTTGGTGCATTTTGTTATATAGTCTGTTGCCCTGTGCGGCTGAATTTCGCCTGTTTTAAGGTTCAAAGTGCAATTCTTTGTGTTGAATAATTCAGCTCTTTTATCGAAAATGTCGGGAGCTTTACGCAACAGCTTTTTGATATCTTTCAATACCCTTTCACGCCCATTAGAATTACCTAAACATCTATACTGCTGCCTGTATACTGAGTTTATAAGCTCCTCGGCGGTTTCTTCATCTGTCCAGTATTTTGGCTCGCCCTTTGGCTTTGGCGGTATAAGTGCCTGTGCTGCTTTTACAAAGTTCATTAACATTTTGCCCGTTCTTAAATTGTCCTTTATATCGTCACATTCCCACGCAATCCCGTTATATATGTAAAAGCTCTTTTCGGGTGCAATATAGCAAAGGAAATCTTTTGTCAGACTTGCAAAAAATTCAGCTGTTGCAATGTCATCCACTTTGTACTTCTTCATATCTTCATATGTAAATGGTTGTAGCTGTATATCTTGTGTAACGGTGTTGTCGGCGTTTATACTTTCGCTGAAATCCTGCATTGCTGTTTCTGCCTTGCGGTTCGGGTTATATGTTTCGTGACAATCCTGTATTGCTTTTTGAACGGTCATTTTTCCGTAGGTTGTGCCGCCTGTTTCCCTGTCCCACTTGTCACGCATTAAACCTGACTGTCTGAAAAGGCGGTCAATCGTTGAGCTGTCGCAGCCGCTCCAAAATGCAAGAATATTGCAAAGTGCCAAATCTGCACGGCTTTCATCACCGTTATAATTGCTTGTGTTGCCGCTCCAAAGGGAAGAAAATTCAACGCCTTTCTTTGAGCGTGTTGCCTTTTCTATAATTTCGTTGTCTGTCAGCGGCGTAAAAGGCTGTGTGGGCATTGTTGCCTTGAACGGCTTACTTTCGGGCTGCTCGTCCTCTTGCATATAGCCTCTGTATATGCAGCCGGCAGCGGCAGAGCGTTCATTCAATGAAGTGTAACCGCCGAACATTTCGCCCGTTACGGTAAAATAGCGGTCGGTCTGATACATTTCAAGGTGTTGTATGCTGTCAATAGGCTTTTTCTTGTTCCATTCCGTGTGGGTATTGCCGTCATTCTTATAGAAGATATGAACGCCTGTTCCGCTCGGTGAAACCTCGGTGTAACTGTTCATATTCTTGATAATGTCAAGTGCTTCTTTTGACCATTCGTCCGTTTCGGGGTTAAAACAATGGTCTATGTCAATTCCGCAGTACGGAGCAGACAGAACAAAGCCTATACCGTTGCACTCCTTGCCCTGTACGGCTTTCATTTTAGCCTTTTTGCCGATTGCAGCCTTTGCCTGTTCAAATGTTCCCCAACTTGTTTTATCGGTTGATTTCGCACCGTAAAGGCTGTTAGGGTTTATGGGGATTTTATCAACCCTTGCCACCCATTGCGGCAGTTCTTTCATTTCCTGCGGTATGTTGTCAAAGCTATTCAATATATCACCGCCTTAATATATCGGTCTGATGTTGTTTGACGGGGTGTATTCGGGTGCGATTTCGGTTGTATTGCCGCTGCACGAAAGATAATTTATAAGCCCGTCAAGGTTGATAAGTCTTTTTCTGCCGCACATTACAACGGGGATTTTGCCCGATAGTGCAAGGCGGCGTATGTAACATTTTGAAACGGCTGTGTTTTCGTCCATTGCTTTAATCTCGGCGAAACATTCGTCAAGCGTTCGCATTCTTGCAAGTTTCATAGAATAATTATCCTTTCATTTCGTATTTACACAGCCGTTTTATAATGTTATAATCTGATTAGGGCTGTGTATCGCTCATATAAAGGCACAAAAGCGGTTGAAATTAGTTCAAAATTTCTGCTTGTGTGCGGTTATGCAGCTTGTGCCGTTGGCTTTCGGGGAAGTTAGTCAACGGCTTTTTCTTTTGCAATTTCTTCAATTGCAGAGAATATACGCTGTTTCTCGCCCTGTGGCAATTCACGGCGTAATTTGCGGCTGAAACTGCTGTCAGCTATGCCTATTTTGTCGGCAATCTCCCACAGCATTACAGCGTTATTCTGTGCCGCCTCTCTGATATCAAGATTTCTTTGCATAGTCTTTCTGCTCCTTTCGGTTAATGTTGTTGTTGACATATGATAACATTTCTGTTACAATCGAATTATAGCATAACAACAACAGCAAGTCAACAATAATGTTAATTTGTTTTACACAACTAACATTATAGTTATCTTTGAGGTGGTAAAATGTACGATACGCTTAATTCTACAATAGGTTATACAATAGCCGAATTGCTCGAAAGTCAAGGCAAAAAGCAAAAAGACCTTGCAAAGTATTTAGAAGTTAATAGCAATGTTGTTTCATATTGGTGCAACGGAACACGAAAGCCGAATATTGAACAGATAATACAGATAGCAAAGTATTTCAATGTTACAACTGATTATTTGCTCGGTGTGTCCCAAAATAAAACAACTGATATAGAGTTAGCGGCTGTTAGCGAATATGTAAAATTAAAAGATGAAACGGTCAAAACATTGCATAGTGGGGGTTCTTTTGCAACACGATTTCTTGATTTTGCTTTAAATTCTGATAATAAAGATTTATTTTCTGATGTATGCGAAAATTTTCTTGACTATTGTCAATCCGTGTTGGACTTGATTATGTATAGATTAGATTTTTTGTGTGAACCGTTGCCACCCATAAATACAGAAGATGATATTTTTCGCATAATCAACAAGAAAAAACAAATTGAGGAAAAAATTGACCTTGAAGAATACAGAACAGAAAAGATGTTTGCAAAACTTCTTTCCCAATACAAAGAGCAAACTATTTCTAAAGAAGAAGAAGAAGAGTTTTGCAAAAAATGGGATAAACTTATTATAAAGTATGATAGAAAATTCAGAAAATAAAGGCGGTGATTAAATGGCAAATATCCGCAAGCGTAACAAAAGCTATGAAATAACCGTGTCTTGCGGTTACGGAATTGACGGGCGACAGATACGCCGCACAATGACTTATACACCCGAAAAGGGAATGACTGCAAAGCAGATTGAAAAGGAAGTGCAGCGACAAGCGGTGTTGTTTGAAGAGCAATGCCGTGACGGTGTTGTCGGTACTGACGGAAGAATGAAACTTGCTGACTATGTACCCGTGTACCTCGAAAACGCAAAGCACAGACTTTCACCCGTTGTCTATGAAAAATACTGCCGTATGCTTGAAATCTGCATAGTGCCTATGCTCGGACACTTTAAGCTGAAAGATATTAAACCTATACACATTCAGAGGTTCGTAAACGCCCTTGAAGAACGCACAACCCACCTTGACGGCAAAGAGGGAAAGTTGACACCGTCCACAATCCGCAGATATTACACAATGGTTCAATCTGTATTGCACAGTGCGTACAAGCTCGGTTTAATCGGCACAAATCCAGCTGACAGCGACAGAATAACATTGCCGAAAATTGCAGAGCAGACAACGGAAATCTTCACACAGGAAGAAACAGAGCTGTTGCTTGACAGGCTCGAAAGTGAGCCGTTACAGTTCCGTCTGCTGATACACCTTGCATTGAATACAGGCTGTCGCCGTGGTGAGCTTGTGGGCTTGAAATGGTCTGATATAAACTTTAACACGGGCGTTCTGACGGTCAGCAGGAGCAATTACAAGCTGACAGGCGAAAAGGAAATCAAAAGTAAACCCACAAAGACAGGCAAAAGCAGAGAAATTATACTGCCGCCCTATGTGCTGAAAATGTTAAGGCTTTACAGAACGGAGCAGATGAAAACAAGGCTTTTAATCGGTGATAAATGGCAGGGTGACGAATGGATATTCATTCAGGCTGAC